CAGTATGAACAATAAACAAAATCATACTGGGCCTAACTATGTTACATAATACCTATCATATAATCAATATACATATAACTAATATAATATTGAAGGCCTTCCGGGGGTGTTGGGATTAAGGCAAACTTCTAGGCCTAGCCCCCCTCCTACTATACAACACCACTACTCTAGAGCTATCTAACACATCAGTCTCAAGGTCCTAAGGCTATATAACCAATTGCCTAAAAGGCCCCCAACAATAGCCCATTGGGGTACCTAAATCCGATAAATCCTAGACCCCTAATGGCCGCTTATTATATATAATAAGTATATAAAAAAGGCAATCGGATTTGTAGGATTAGGCAATTAAATATACCATTCATGGCCCCAGGATTTATTGGAATTATATAAAATTGTAGGCCATTCAAGGTACCTAAAAACTAGTAACTATGTTATTAATGGCCCTTGTAGTTAGTTAAAAAGAAACTTTAGATTGCTAGAAGGTATATGTTTTATGTAACTGTTTGATTACTAATAAGTTAAGTAGCCTTAAGACATTATCCATTAGGGGCCTCAATAGGATTTGCATAAATAAATAAAAAGCATTATATTTGCACTATAAACAATTAAAAATATATAGATATGAAAACAGTACAATTTAATGCAAACAACATCCTTTGCGGTAACAATTATCCTATTGCCTATTATTATCCTATGGCCAAGGACCTGGTAGTCATTTCTACTGGCCATGACGATTCTATTATCGATGACTCTATGGGTTACTCAGAATATATCATTCCTATCCTAGAAGCAATCCAAAGTACTTCTATTAAGGTATACCAGTTATATCTTGCTTCGATTACTTCTACCGTTACCGATTATAAAGGTACTCATACCTGGGTCTTCACTACAGGCACTACATATTCCGATGCCGACATCGAATATATCCAAGCTGCCTTATACAATGTATTCTACGAAAACAATGAAACCTACGAACCAATCGTAAACTACGTTAACAATACATTTATCATTACCGACATCTATTCATGCTAATCATTATGGGAGCTCTATACATTTTATCCGAAGCCTTACAAGGTAATCTTACAATGATACTTGCCTTACTCTTTATGCTATCTCCTGCTATAGTTGCCTTGATAGCTATATTCAAATCTCGCTAACTATGTTACACCCTATAAGCCCATGCCTATCTAAGGTACTGGGCTTTTCTTATGTAACCTAACTCTAGGCCATCATGGGACTTGCTAAGGCTTACATATGTCCTAATATAGGCCTTAGTTCTTTAGGACTCCATACATGGCCCATGGCATTGGTATAAAAGCCTGCTAGTCACCTAATGGCCTTATATGATATAAAATATACAGATAATATCTACCGGACTGTATGGGGCCTTCTTTTTTCTAAAGTGGTCCTATACCAACCCCTTCCCTATATCCATCAATATACCTATATCTAATGCTCACAACCATGCCCACCTTTCAAACCCCTAAAACCTACTTGCAAATTTTTCATGCAAAATTATTAAAAATAATTCTTTAAAAATTTCTCGAAAATTTTTCTGAAAATGTTTTGTAGATTCAAAGATATTTTTTATCTTTGTATTGTTGAAAAAGCAAAGAGATATTTAAAATTTTGATTAACAATTTTTAAAAAGAAAATTCTCTGAAAATTTTGCTAATTAAAATATAAATCGTATCTTTGTAATGTAATCAAAAAGCGATACTTGACATATTGAAACAACATAAAATTAATTTATTCCTTTTCTCTTTTTCTTATAAATCTTTTAGTTTTATAGAGAAAAGGATATAATAAAATAAACATAAAAACTAAAAGTATTTTATTATGGAAGAATTAAAGAATGTAGTAGTAGAAAAAGAAGTTGCTAACAACAAAGTAAACAAAGTTAGTGCAAATAAAGCAAAAGCGCAAGCAAAAGCAAATAGCACTATTAAATTATCAGTTGATAGTATTTTTAAAAGTCTTAATGAAAAAACTAACGGACTTTTAAAAACTTCTTTAGGAAAGAAAACAGAAATTTACGTTGAGTCTCTGTTTTCTGAATTGAACGAAAAGCAAAAAAAAGCATATCGAAAAAAGTTAAGAAATACAACTTTTTCTTTGCTTGATTCAATTTGTAAAGCAAAAGAAGAAAAGAAACAAAATGAACTAAAAACACTTGTTTCAGCTTTCAACGATTTTTATAAGCAAGTTTATAAAATTCATGATTTTTCTTTTGCTTCTATTGCAAGCGAAAATACAAAGGACACAAAAAAAGAAGTTCTTACAAAAGGTTTGAATATTGTTAAGAATTTCAAGTAACTAACTGCAAACTTTTCTAATTTAAAATAATATGTTATTGAATATATTTTTATTTGTTGGTGTAATTTACTTACTTATACAGATTATAAGAGACGCAAAAGATTTTTTAAAGAACTTATAAGATAAAGAAGTAAGGGAAAGCAAAATAAATGTTTGTCCCTTACTTTTTATTTTTGAATGTTAATTTTAACGTAACCGTTCGGCCCTTTTAGTACCAGGAAATTTTAGGCTTTCGTGATAAAGGCATACCAAGACACCACAACCACACATGCACACACAAAGAAGCCAGAGACCTAACATCCCTGGCATTCATCCTATAAAAGGATATCTAATATCTCCTTAATCCTATTCTTCCCTAAGACCCTTCTACCATTTCTTATCTCATAGAAGAAAGTATAATACATCTCGAGTTCTTCCATCCAAATCCTATCTCCTCCTTTTAATAATGGTTCTATTCTCATCATATCCTCAGGATTAATCCATAACCGATACCAAATCCTATTGCCTTCAGAACATCTTAGGATTCTCTTATTGCCATCATCCTTTATTACAGTTACCGTTACCATATTGCCTAAACATTTCTTGATTCATCCTAAATCCATCTTCGGTAATGGGAGGGAGCTCTGGTTCTCCCTCCTTTTTAATTCTCTCTAAATCTTCCAAGGCACACTCTAGTATTTTAATACGGTTATCATTATATTCTTTAGATACAGGGAACCAGAATGCTGTTCCCAGAAGGTATTCGTGGTCCTTAAGCTTTTCTAATGGCATTCTATACCATACCATACCTTCAATTCTTAATCCTTCTCCTTGCAATTTTATGATGGTAGGGTTATAATAACCAAAGTATACTATCTCGATATTAAACCTTTGTGGGGTGAACCATGGTTTAATTACATGTCTCCATAGGAAAACTTCTTCGACTAATGCAAATTCTCTACTGATAGTTCTGCTTACATCCATTAGGTCAGTACATAATCCTCTTGGAGAATCGGGTATATTAAGCCTTCCATATAGGACTGCTTCAAATGTATTCTTTACTGGAAGATAGTAATTTCTTATCCTTTCTTCGATTACCTTATTCTCTTTGGAATTATAATCGATTGCAGTGAACGTAGGCTCTTCCATCTTTCTCGAATTTTCTTTCAAACCATTGACAGGTAATACACTTTGGGCTTCCTACCATTATCTGTACTTCTCCCTTAATTACTTGGCATGGGTTGGTAAGTTTCTTTTGCCTACCTACCTTCTTCGTTGTGATTTCTCTGTTCATAATTCTTAAAGTATGTGATTAGTAAATATATCGGAAATAGGGGCATGATTAACCAGACTGTTAGGAAAAAGAACCCCACCCTTTTCATTGGGTGGGATGAGGTAATTACTCTGGTCATAAACCATGCAGGTATAAAACATATGGCATATATAATGCCTAAGATTATCCAGGTTATCATTGTTCAAAGTACTTATTTACGATTTTGGATATCTTCTTATCTAACTCTACTATTAGTTCGCTGAACTCTTTATCCTTCATATCTTTTATCTTGGCTTCGATAAATTCCAGGTTTCTCTTAATAGAGAAATAAGATTTGAAGGCTTGGTAATCCAATTCGGATTTATCCGTTAAAGGTAATACCATAGATGATTTACCATCTAACCTTGTATAGAATCCATCTGGTCCGATAGTTCTTGATACTTTTACCTTATTACTCAGTACTGCAAATCCACCTTTCTTATCGATAGATTCTACGATTACCTTCTCCATTAAGGTTTTGCCATCAGAGAAAATGACTTCTTCACCCTCCTTTAGCTTTTTGGTTTCTTTGTTCTTTTTCATATCTTTATTATTAAAATGTTTATGCAAATATACAAAATTATTCTGATTTAATACAATTATCAATAAGAATTTTTAAATCTGCTGCGGTAAAGGATTTCCTGTTAAGTAAGTCGTCTAGTTGTTCTGGAGTTAGGATTATACCATTTGGAGTAAAAAGTTCTCTTAAGTGTGCCGGAATTATTCCCTGGAATCCCCAATTATTATATGAACTTATATACAATTTATTATTTACCATTGCAGCAATATATTTCTTGGTTGAACCTAATGACTCTCTTCTAAAGGTAGCGACTTCTAACCAAATCTTATTTAAGTGAATAGAATAATGCCGAAAATAAGGTGTAACCAAGGGAATCATTTCGTAATTAGAATCCTCTATCAGGGTTTTATCAGATTCAAGGATTCTATGCCAAAAAGCACATCGAAAACAGAGTTGTTTTTCCTTCATTAATTGAGGTACTGTTTTGGCTAAATCGTAATCATCCAAATTTAATGGTGCATTACATAAGTGACATGTGAGTTTCTCTTCCATATTATTATAAATTTTATATAAGATAATAGAACTCCTAACTATCATCCAGATAAGGTATACGCAATACTTTCTTTTCTTTAATGAACTTTAAAATATAACGTTATGGATAAGTTAACTAATGAAATGATTGTGGCTTTAGCCAATGATTTAGGACTAGAGCCAGCTCTTCTCAAAGCAGTACAACTGGTTGAAGCAGCAGGTAGAGATGGATTTTTAGTAGATGGTAGACCTCAAATCCTGTTTGAAGGTCACATTATGTACAAAGAAATCAAAAACAAGTTCGGTTTAGACAAGTCAGTAGCTGCTCAAAAGAGTTATCCTAAGATTTGTTTCCCAAAATGGGATAAATCGAAGTACTTAGGAGGAGCAAACGAGTACAAAAGACTCGAAATTGCCAAGAAAATCGACGAAGAATGTGCTTTGAAGTCGGCTTCTTGGGGAATGTTTCAGATTATGGGCTTCAATCACCTCTATTGTGGCTGTAAAGACGTCTTCGAATTCGTGAAAAAGATGCAGGAATCTCATGAAAGTCAGTTAAAACTCATGTATTATTACATGAATAACACCAGTTGTCTGAAGAATTTGAAGGAACATGACTGGGCAGGCTTTGCTCGGAAGTATAATGGTCCTGGTTATGCTGAAAATGCTTATGACCAGAAGTTAAAAAACGCTTACGAAAACTTTAAAAACAAGATATAATGAAGGTAATTTACAACAAATTCATCCCATTTAAGGGATACAAGGCAATGAACTTATTCGGAATTGTCTTTGTGAGAAAAGGTGCTAAGTTTGATACTTATGATTACAACCATGAGCACATTCATCTCAAACAAATGCAAGAGATGTTGTGGGTATTCTACTACTTATGGTATGCAATCGAGTACCTAATCATCATGTTCTTTGCTAAGTGGAACAAACAAAGCGAAAGATACCATGATGTAAGCTTCGAAGAAGAAGCCCATAATAATGACCACGACCTGGAATATATCAGGAAACGTAAACATTATTCCTGGGTTAAGTATGTAAAACTTAGAAGCTACAAGAAATGAATGTATTAGGGATATGTGCAGGCCAAGGAGGTCTGCTCTTCCCTTTTAGGAAGTACCTATTAGGGAATATTGAACCAAGAGGAGTTTTTCATACAAACTGCGAAAGTCAGTGGAAAGTTAATTTTGGTGATATACCTTTCTATAAAGGATATAACTTACCTGAGTTTGATGAGAAAGTAGATGTTATTTTATCTTCCCCAGACTGTGGTATGTCGTCTATTATGAGGCTTTCAAAAGTAAAAGAATTGGGCAAACCTAAGAATAACCGAAGTTTAAATCTAGTAATAGAGGGAATCAATTATTACAAGCCTAAGATTTTTCTTATAGAAAACCTGCCTCGTTTGCTATCTCTTCTACCCAATGAATACCTTCAGGAAGCCCTTAAAGACTATAAATTTATTTTTCACGAAAGAAGCGTTTCCGACTATGGGAACTCCCAAGTATCAAGGAAACGTTTAGTTATCATTGGAGTGCATAAGAAAACTGGTAAGAAATACTTGGATGCTTTTAATGAAGTATTCCAAGTAAAAACTCCAACAATTACTAGAAATCTACTTAACGATTACCAGAATCCATTGAATTATAACATTCCAATTGAAAAGACTCTGGCGATGTATGATTATCGAAAACTTCCGGAAAAGAAGAATCTGACCGTTGAGAAGATTCAAGTATTATGGAATAGTGCTTTCAAGCAAGAGAAGAAATGGCCCATTAAGACTGCTAAGATGAGTACTCTCCCAGGAGTATATCGATTGGAGTTAGATAAACCACCTCTAACTTTAAGACCTGCAGATAGGCAATTTAGACCCGATGGGTATCCTCTTGGGATTAATGATTTCAAGGCAATTATGGGATTTCCTAAAAAATTTAAGATTTATATTGACCAAGAAAATTACCTTTACTGGCTTAACAAGGCAAGGTATACCATTGCCAAGGGTTCGGTATATGAGGTAGGGATTTGGTTCAAGAGATGCCTGAAAAAGGTTAATATATACTAAAGTATATATTACTTCCTGGTAGACCTTGAAAAATATAGATATATAATATACTTCGTATATATATCTATATTTTTTATATACTCTATATCTATATACTTATAGATATACGAAATTAGGTATATTAGGATAGAAGAAACACTTCGATTCACTTCGTTCATCGAATAATTAGGTTCGGTACCGAACCTAATTGGAGAAGTATGTTAACTATATACTTCTGAAACCTAAAAATTTTATGATATGAGATTGATAAATACCAAGACCCAAGTTAAGAAGGCAAATCTCCCAACAATCCTAATCTTTGTTAAACAGATTTGCTTACAAGTTCCTCGGTTTAGATTTGAGATAATCGAAACTGAACACACTTTTCAGTTTAAGTTTTACCTTTTAAAGTCAAGGATATCTCCCATTGAGAAGTATTGGCTCAAGAAACGAATCAAAAAGTTCATCCATGAAGACTCTTAAGAACGTAGCTATTCTAGCATTACTAGGATTTACTATTTACCTTTGCTTCAGGAATTACAAACTGAATTCATATATCAGACAACTTCCTGATTCATCGGTCATTGGCATTCCTGATACAATCAAACTGAAAGAGAACTTCAAGCCCCAATCACCATATACACAATTGGTTCAGCCCCAGAGAATTCTTCTCTACGACTTCTATCGAAACAGTAGCAATTCGACTAAACCCCAGGCTTCTGATTCAACAGCGGTTACTTCGAATAGAATTAGTAGAGAAGATTCTCTGGTCCAATTTACCTTGGATAAAAACCAATTGAACCTAAGTTTATTCAACAAGGAAACAAACTCCTATTCAACGAGAATGTTTAACATGGACTTAGGTAAGTATAAGTACAATTGGTATGAAGGTCAATTAACTCAAAAAAGAATTAGAAAACTAACTCTAAGTCCATACGTTTATGGTAAATATAGGGTCTTTAATCAAATGTTAGACATAGGGACAGGCCTTTCAATCAAGACTACTAATTTCAATTATAAACTCGGTATAAATGCTTTTCATTATCCGAAGTTCTTTTCGGGAATAAAAGCTGACTTAGAGTTTTCAGTAACATATAACTTTTGATTATGGCAAAGAAGATTAACATAGAAACTAACACATCTGCTCTCACAAGGGAAGAACTAGCAACACTTGCTAAAGTTAGTAATGATGTTTTTTACTTTAGCCTTTTCACTTATGTGATACACCCTATGAGGGGAAAGGTAAGATTCGAACTTTACCCGTATCAAAAATCGGTTCTGTATAACTTCGTAAAAGAACGTTTCAATATTCTGCTTAAGTTCAGACAAGCAGGTATTACAGAGCTTATTTCTATGTACTGCCTATGGTTGGCAATGTATCATCCTAACAAGAAGATTAACATTATCTCAATCAAGGACACAACAGCAAAGAAGGTACTAAAGAAGATTAAGTTCATGTACAAAAACCTGCCATGGTATTTACAGACACCGATTATTAATGGACGTTCTGGAGAATATGGTTCTGCATCAATGATAGAGTTCGATAATGGCTCATTCATAGAATCTATCCCAACGTCTTCAGAAGCCGGTCGTTCAGAATCTCTATCCTTATTGGTAATTGATGAAGCAGCAGTAGTTAGATGGGCAGCCCAGATTTGGGCAGCCGCTTTCCCTACTCTTTCCACTGGTGGAGCTGCTATCATCAATTCCACTCCTTATGGAGTTGGTAACTTTTACCATTCTACTTGGGTTGATGCTATTGCAGGTGGGAATCCATTTAACCCACTCAGATTGTATTGGCAAATGCACCCAGAACGAGACATTAATTGGTACAATGAAATGTCTTCTGCTTTGGGAACCAAAAGAACTGCACAAGAAATTGATGGTGACTTCTTATCATCTGGAAATACGGTCTTCGACTTAGCTGACATAAAAGCTATCGAAGACTGTCTTAGTGATTATCCGGTTATTAAGAAAAGGTTTAATGGTCAATATCGGCAATTCTTGGAACCAGCACCAGATAAGGAATATTTCATTGGTGCTGACGTTTCAACTGGTAGGTCTTCTGACTACTCTGCATTTACTTGCATGGATAAACAAGGAGAAGAACAAGCAGTATTCAAAGGTAGACTTTCAGTAGATAAATATGCAAGGTTACTTGGAGATACAGGGCATTTGTTTAACTTTGCTACCATTGCTCCAGAATCCAATGATGTTGGATTAGCAGTAACTTCTGCTCTTCAAACTGAAGGTTATCCTAAACTGTATTATTATCAGAAAATGCTTAAGAAGAAAGGTAAATCTAGACCTGAGGTAGATAAATCTCCAGGATGGTTAACTACACAAAAGAACCGTTCTGTTATTGTAGAGGGACTTGAACAGGATATTCGAGAAGATAATATCACTGTTAAAGACCCTTTCTTTGTTCAAGAAGCATATACCTTCATATATGATGGTTTAGGTAGGCCAGTTGCAATGGGTAAGCATAGAGCTAACAACTCTACAGTAGATGTAGACCTAGAAGGGGATGTATATGCAGATGACTCTATATTCGGTAAAGCAATCTGTAATCACATAAGAAAAGGAAAAACTAACGTAATAGTACAACCGAAATGAAAAAGCTCAATTTTAATTGGAGTTGGGGTAGGAAGAAAGACCCACCTCCTGAATCAAACAAGGAGCCAAGCAAGCCAAAAGCTGCTGCTATATCTCCTGGTAGAGTATCAGTGGATGAAGATAACTCTTTACTCAGTACTCTGAAAGGGATGACCGTAATGGTAGACCCTTCTTTTCGTGTTGAAGTAATCCCTTTGATTCGTGATTTATATAAGGTAAATCCGGATATGGGCATTGCTTTGCAGGATATGTTTAAGTTGGCAAACACCGGTCATACGGTAACATTCCCAAATAATTCAGATGCCGAAGCAGATAAGATGAGAAAACATCTTACCGAAGCTACAAAGAAATGGTCCAGGTATACTGCTGGTATAGACGGTCTAGTTAATAAGATGATTGTACAATGCCTTGTTAGTGGAGCTATATCTGTTGAAGGAGTTCCCAATGATATGTTGGATGGTTTGGACACAGTCTTATTCCTTAGACCAGAGAACATTGTTTTCAAAAGGGAGAACAATGGAGTATATTCTCCTTACCAGAGGAATAAGAATTACTTTGTTAAGCACCAAGATTATATCAAACTAAACCCAGAAACTTATGTGTATGCTGGTATGTTTAATGATACTGATGAACCTTATGGGATTCCTCCTTTTATGGCAGCATTGGATTCATTAAAAGGCCAACATGATATGAAGGTTAACTTCAAACACATAATGGAAATGGTTGGTATGGTAGGATTCTTGGAAGCTAAGATGACTAAACCAGACCAGAATCCTAATGAAAGCTTACAAGCTTATCAATCCCGTCTTGAACGTACCTTAAAAGATTTGAAAAGAAATCTTCGTAATGGTATGAAAGATGGTATAGTAACTGGTTACATTGATGACCATGAGTTTAAACTCAATTCAACTACCAAGGAACTTGGTAATATTGAGAAACCCTGGAATATGAATCAGCAATCAGTTGCAAATGGTTTGGGAGTTAATGGAAACCTTATTGGAGTTAGTTCAACAACGGGAGAGGGAGCAACGGGTATAATGCTGTCTAAATTAATCAGCCAGTTAAAAAATATCCAAATGCTTGTAACTTATGTATTGGATTTTCTTTATTCTCTAGAACTGCGTCTGGCAGGCTTTGATAATAAGGGAATAAAGATATCATGGGGAACTTCAACTATCTCTGATGAAGTTAAGGTTCAACAAGGTCTTCAGTATAAAATCCAAAACCTGGATTTATTATATAAGGCTGGTATCATTAGCCAAGACCAATATGCTTGGGCAATGGGTTATGATTCTCCTGATGAGAATGAACCAAGAGTTTCACTTGAGGACCAATTTGCTAAAGGCGGTAACTTAGACCCTCAAGAAGGAACTAAGAAGAAGCAAAGGCAAGATGATAAAAATCAATCTGCTCGTAGGTCAAGAGATAAAATTAATCCGGCTCCATCTCGTGGAGACCAAAATACAAAAGCAAGATGAGTAAATTTACTAAGAAAAACAAAGAGCATCTTGATTCAATGGTGATTGGCCAGGGTCATACCATTATGGCTGGGTATATCCCAGAATCAGTTGGAGCCCAGGCTTTCTCAGAGAATTATTACAAATGGAAGACTCCGACACCGGACACCATTGCTCAATTTGGATTTTGGGGAGGAGATATAGATTATAATACCTATTATCCAAACCTTGATAAATCAGAACTTACTCCAAAGGATGAAGAGTTCATTGAACCTATGTTCAGATTACTTTCTGAAACGATTGTATCTAAGAACTGGAATCCTACTGACTTTGGTCAGAATGGAGTACTTAAGGCTTCTATGAGAATGTTACTTGGACAAACAGTAAATTGCGACCATGAAACCAATATTGGTAATGCAATTGGAGCTGTATCTCAAGTAATGTGGCAGGAGTCTTATAAGGATGGAAGCTTTACTATACCTGCAGGTATCAATGGTATTCTGAAGATTGATGGTAAAGCTAACCCAAGAATTGCTAGAGGTATTCTTATGGAACCTCCTTCAATTCACAGTAACTCAGTAACAGTACAATTCAAGTGGGATAAATCACATCCGGGAATGGAAGATGGTGAATTCTACCAGAAGCTTGGTACTTATGACTCTAAGGGTGAAATGGTTCGTAGAATAGTTACTGAAGTAGTTCGTTATATGGAAACATCTCTGGTATCTCATGGAGCTGATTCTTTTGCTCAAAAGATTGGTGAAGATGGTAAAATCATTAATCCAACTTTTGCAAAAAGAACCTGGTCTTCTTATGAGGAATATCGGGATGACAAGTCCAAACAGTACTTCTTTACTGACTACAAAACAGACTTCAACTCATTCCAAGAAAAGGACAATACTCCAGATTCTTTTAATGATAATGGTACCCAAGAAAATCATAATCCTAATAAAGAAAATATGAACAAAGAATTGCAAGAATTTTTAGAAAAGCTTTTCGGAGATAACATGTTATCTCTGGCAGAAGGCAAAGAAATGACTCAGGAAGAAGTTATTTCTTGTATTCAAAGCTTGGTATCATCCAAAAACAGTCTTCAGACAACGGTAGATAATCTTACTACAGAGAAATCTTCTCTTACAGAACAGATTACCAACCTGAATGCAGAAGTTGCAAACTTGAAGGAAATGGCAACTGTAGGAAAGAATCATATTGCTTCTCTCCGTGAAAGTGCCGTTGCTACTTACAAGAAGCTGATGGGTGACAAAGCCGATGAAACTATTGTTACAATGTTGAATGCCGAAACTACTGGCATCGTTACTCTTATCTCCTTGACTAAGGATTATCAGAGTCGTCTGGAAGAAAAATTCCCAATGGTATGTGCAAGCTGTGGTTCTCACGATGTAAGCCGTGCTTCTTCTGTTGCAGAGAATGAAAATGAGGGTAAAACTGAAAAACCTGCAACTACTTCAAATGCAGAAGCCAAGTCTACTTCGGAAACCCTTGAAGACTTGTACAAGAAGAAATTCAAGTAATAATCGATAAATATCACTGTTATGACTAAAATCGTAAACAAAGACCAGCCAATGACGCTGTTTGGGGAAAAGACCCCAAGAGCGGTGATTTACAAAAGTGAATCACACAAATTGCACCAAGCTTTCTGTGTAAAAGATGGTGAAACAATTTTGCAAGGTATGCCGGTAGCTCTTGGAGAAGACGGTTTAATTGAACCTTACACTAAATCTACTCAGGTATATATCGGAGTGGCAGTAACCGACAATGTAAATCCTGCTTACCAGGCACAGAACAAATTCCCAGTAGAGGTAACTGTTGCTGTAGAAGGTTACATGATTTGTAACTGGGTATCTAATGCTGCTGACTTAAAAGCAGGATATGTAGTTCCCTCTGGTGACTTGCTGAACGACAGATTTGTAAAAGCAAATCAGTCAACAGATGCTACACCTTTCATTGCCATCATACCTGCAGATGAGGCAAACGAGGTAATTCAAGTACTTATTAAATAAGAGAAGAAGAAACATGGAAAAAGTTGATATTTCAAAATTGAAGAGAGAAGACTTCGCAAAAGAACTTCCTCAAATGGTACAGCAGTTGGATGCTTACCGTCAAGGTTCACAGAACAAGAAACCTGTGGACATCACATTAGGTGAACTTACCACTGGTAAATGGGGTATTACCCAAGATGAATTGTTCGAGAAGTTGGATATCAATCCGAAAATCGACACAATGGAAAACATCTTCACAATGCCTCAGCAAGATGTTCGTTGGATTGTTCCGGAAATCATTCGTTCTGCCATCACTCTTGGTATGCGCCAGGCTCCGTTCTATCCGGAGATTATTGCTTCTGACCAGTCAATCAGTGGTCTTAGCGCAATCATGCCGATGATTAACATGTCCGATGCTGCTCCTGCAAAGGTTAATGAAGCAGAAACTATCCCATTGGGAGATGTAAGCTTTGGACAGAAATCAGTAAGTCTCTTCAAAATTGGTAAGGGATTCAAACTTACTGATGAAGTTCGTAACTACGTATCTCTTGATGTATTGGCAATCTACCTTCGTGACTTCGGTGTTCAGCTCGGTTATGCAATGGATACTCTGGCCATGGATGTTGTTATCAACGGTAACAAACCTGATGGTTCAGAATCTGCTCCGGTTATCGGTGTATATGAAACTACGAAGGGTATCACTTACAAAGACTTGCTACATATCTGGGTAAGAGCTGCTCGTATGGGACGTAACTTTACTACTATGATTGGTGGTGAAGACCAGGCAATTGAAATGCTGAACTTGCCGGAATTCAAAGAACGTCATTCTGGTACAACTGAAGCTACACTGAATGTGAAGTCTCCTGTACCTAAGAATGCTAACTTTTACATTCACCCGGGTACACCCGACCAAGGCTTGCTGTTGATTGATACAACTGCTGCCTTGATTAAGCTGACTGCAAAACAGTTGATGCTTGAATCAGAAAGAATCGTATCAAATCAAACTCAGGCAATCTATGCTACTCTGACTACAGGCTTCTCTAAGATGTATCAGGATGCTGCATTGATTCTGTCTGCAGAGAAGAGGTTCACCGAGTTCGGATTCCCTGAATTCATGAACATTGACCCATATCTCTTGGTTAACCTTGAGTAATACTACACCTGGTTTATTTTACAAATAATTCCATTTCTCAATGGGGTAGGTTTTGCGAGGACCTACCCCTAATTTTAAACATCTAAAAACTTAGTAAAATTATGGATAAATATAAAGTAACTGTAGGTGCTAAAGCTTACAGCTTCCATGACCAATCTACAGGTATTACAATTTGTAGAGGAGAAGAAAAAGAATTGAGTGCTCGACAGTACAGAACTAAAAAGATTCAGATGGCTTTGAATTCAGGTCACCTGCGTTTGGTTCTTGATAAGAAAGCTGTCGACAAATACTCCAATGATGACATCGATAAGTTGGAAAAGAAACTGAATGCTCAGTTCGAAAAAGGTATGGAAATCAAAAAGATTGCCAAAGCCTATACTCTCGAAGAAGCAACCCTTATCGCTGCTCGTCACGAAATTGTTGCCGACAAAGGTGATACAGTTGAAACTCTGATTCAGGTTCTGTTGGAAGAGTTCGAAGAATCTAAAAAATAAGATACCATGGACAATCTAGACTTTGTAGCTATTGCGAATGGTCTGGAAGTTTCATTTAGAGTATTAACCAAAGTCCCAGCCAAGGCAATTTTTGACTGGGACTTTGGTGATGATAAGGGGTCCGTTTATGATGTTAAACAACCTACTTATACTTATGAAAAGTCCGGATTCTATACAGTAGCGTTGAACATAACGAACTCCGAAGGACTTAACTTAAATGCAACTAAAACCATAATTGTAAATACCGAGTCCAAAACTACATTAACTGATAGTATATATAACCTAATCAATTATTACATTCCTTCAGAAATCTCAGATGGTATGTCATCAGAAGAGAAAGCAATGTACATAACTAAATGGCAGTTATATATCCAACCGCTAGTAAATCATATTATCCCACTGGATAAATATAATGATGAGTTAATGTATGAAGCTCTAGAAAACCAATTAATTATGGAATTGGCAGCATGGGATTATCTCAATGTTAAGCTCCTTAATTTATTAACAAGTACAGGAGAATACCTAAGTCAACTTACTTCAACCAAAGAACAAGTTGGTGATGGTTCTTCTAAACCGGAACAAGCTCGAGGTGATAGAATCAAACAAATCACAACTGGGCCTACTGAAGTGCAGTACTATGATACACTTGCCGATGCAACATCTTCCCTATGGAAAACATTTTCTCAAGCAATGCAACCTGGTGGTATCATAGACGAGTTAAGAAAAAACCTTTGTATGTTAGCCGGACGATTGGAAATCTACTTACCATTCTGTGACCAAGCAAGTCATGTAGTAGTTCCAAGAGTAGTAGACAGAAGAAGACCTGGATTAATAGATGGGCCAAACCCCAGCTCTCCAGTAAAACGTAATGGTAGAACCTTAATTAGAAAACGATGACCAAGACTCCTCATAGATTGGTTAAGAACCGGTCTTGGGATAGATACAAGAAGATTATAAATGATTTCTTGGATATAGATGCTGGTAGGCAAACTATAACTTGGGCAAAGAATGTAAATCAACTCCTAAGTCATGGAGAAGATGAAATCCCTAAATATTATAATATACCAATCGAGGCATTATGTTATTACAATGCCTTCAGAAACTGGCCTATTAATAAGGCAACAGTAACTGGAGAACTCGATGATGAGAATTTATCAATACTGGTTACTAAATCATATATAGAACAACTGGGACATTTAACTCCAGAAGGCTATTGGGATTTTAACTGGTCTGAAGATAGGTTCGTAATTAATGGTATTACTTATAAACCTTCTGGAGATACACAAGTTGCTCAGGCCAAGGATGAAGCATTAGTCTTCATGGTTATCCTAAAAAGGGACCGAGATACCAAAATACAATTCGTAGAATAAAATTGAAAAGTATATGGCAAAGATGTTAATGTTACGATGGAAACCAATTAATACCGGAAACGGTATTTGGTTTGATAGTAACCTGATTGTCTTGAACGGTACATCCGGAGTACATATTGAAAGTAAGAAAAGTAATTTAGACGTTACCACATTCCAGTCTATGACTGGAGGTAAGTTTGTTACTTGCTTTCAAGATTACTTTGGAGAAGTTTGGGATAAGATAATACCTCATCCGGGTATTGGCCAGGTGATAAAATTCCGTATCAATCAACTTCCAGATTATGCAATAATCAGAGGTGATATTGAAGACGGGGGAGACCCAGACCCAGAACATCCAGATATTCCAATGAATGCCTTCTGTGGAAAAGAAGGAGAACCATTCAGAGATAAGAATTCTGACTTCTTCTGTGGTAAGCAAGTAATCAATCCTTAAAATAATAACAATATGTACGTAAGTAAGTATTACACAAATGAAGAAATTGACCAAAGACTTTTACAAGGTTATTTCGATGACTTCGTAAAGGCTGGGTTTGCCGGAACTATTAATGAGTTCTGGGCATTCGTTCTTTCTATTGCCAATAAGGTAGATAAGAGAGAAGGATACGACTTATCTAAAAATGACTTCACAGATAAACTCAAAGAGAAACTGGAGGGCATTGAAGAAAGAGCAAACTACATCACTAAGCTTTCTCAGTTGGAGAATGATACTAAGTTCCAAACTGAAGAGCAGGTAAAACAAGCAATCAGTGACTTGATTGACGGTGCTGATGATGCACTTGATACTTTAAAGGAATTGGCAGAAGCATTGGGAAATGACCCCAATTTTGCTACTACAATTACCAACAAACTAACGGATTTACGTAATGCACTGACTGACGAGATTAACCGAGCTAAGGAGGAGGAAGGGAAACTGAGTACCCAAATTAGCGAGGTTAATTCTAATTTTATCAAGGCAGTGGATTTACTCAAAGATAAAATTGATAATGCTGTTACTAACCTTATTAATAAGGTAGATAAGGTAGAGGCAAAAGTTGATAAGAATACTGCTGATATTGCAGACCTTCGGAATGAAACTACTGGTTCATTGGCTGATGCTAAGGCTTATGCTAAGGACTTGGTAGATAAAGAAGCTGAACTTCGTAAAACAGCCGATGAGGCTTTATCTGAAAGTATTCACCAACTGAATACCTTGCATATCAATGACAAGGCAGAACTTAAACAAGATGTTGCTGCAGAAGCTCAATTAAGAGCAAATGCTGATGCAAATATTCAGTTGAAACTTACAGAGGAAACCACTAATCGTCAAACTGGAGATGCTGCTTTAGAAAGCAAAATCTCTGATGAGATAACTAATCGTAAGGCTTCAGAAGAAACTCTTCAGAATTCGATTACTAAGGAAGTAGCTGACCGTACCAATGCAGATAATACCCTCCAGGTAAATATCGACAAGGAAGCTCAAGCTCGTACATCTGCAGACCAAGTTCTTCAGACTAATATTAATTCTGAAGCTGCTACTCGTACTGCTCAGGACCAAATACTAGACCAGAAGATATCTGCTTTGGGAGAAAAGGTAGATGGAGATAAGACTGATGTATTAGCTGCTCTTGAAGCCGAGAAGGAAGCTCGTATTGCCGCAGATGCAGACCTCAATTCCAAGAAGGTAGACAAGAGAGAGGGTTATTCTTTAACTAAGAATGATTTTACCGATCTCTTACTTGCCAAATTGAATGGAATCGAGGAACATGCTAACTACATTACTCTTGTATCTCAAGTGGCAAATGATGCTGGTTATCAAACAGAAGCCGAAGTAGAGGCAGCTATTGAAAAGATTATTGGTTCTGCACCAGAAGTACTTGATACTCTGGAAGAGATTGCTAAGGCATTAGGAGATGACCCTAATTTTGCTTCAACTATCACAAAGAAGTTGGCAGCAATTACAGAAAAGGTAAACCAAGAAATTGAAGACCGTACTGCTGCAGACACTACATTACAAGCCAATATTGATAAAGAGGTTGTAGAACGTAAGGAAGCTGATGCTGCTCTTAAGGAAGAACTTAAGGAGTATGTAGATAATTCTTCTGAAACCGGAAACACTGCTCTTCAAGTAGTTAAGGATAACTTGGCAAAAGAAATCCAAGACCGTAAAGATGCCGATACTACCCTGCAAGCAAATATTGATAAAGAAGCCTCAGATAGAAAGGATGCTGATAAAACCCATACTGATAATATTGCTGCTCTTACTCAGCGAGTTTCGGATTTGGCTTTATCAATCCAAGATGCTATCAATACGGTTAAGAATGAGTTAACTGCTCAGGTAAATGCCAATACTACGGCAATTGCTACTAACCAAGCAAATATCACAAAGAACTCTGAGGCAATTACTGCCATGAATAAAACCATTGCCGATAACTACAAGGAAGTTAAGGATATGGTTAATGAGGAAATTGTGGACCGTACCAATGGCGATAGTAATCTGAGTTCTCGTATTGATACAACTAATATTGCTCTTGGTACAGAAACAGCAGAACGTACATCTGCAGACCAAATTCTTCAAGTAAACCTGGATAAGGAAGTTGGAGACCGTAAGTCTGCAGATACTGCTCTTGAAACTAAAATTGAAGGTCAGATATCTAACTTAAGCCAACAGACTTCTTCAGAGATTACTCGGGTAGAGGGTAAGGTTACTCAAGAAGTTAAAGACCGGGAAGCTGCCGATAAAACTCTAAGCGATAGAATTGATTCCTTGGAAACAGGTTCTACTGCAGGTTTAAATGAAATCAAAGCAAAGGTAGATGCTAATACAGTAGCAATTACTACTGAGAAAGACCGAGCAACCGCTAGAGAGAATGCTATACAGGCCAATTTGGATACTGCAATAGCAAATCATAAAGACGAAGTAAACGGTTTATCTAAGGATATATCCGATGAAGCCAATACTCGTTTAGCTGGAGATACTGCTCTTCAGGTGAACATTGATAAAGAAGTTGCCGACCGTAAGAATGCAGATACCCTATTAGAAAATAAGATTGCTCAGGAAGTATCAGACCGTACAACGGCTATCCAGGCAATTGAATCTAAGAAGGTAGATAAGGTAGATGGTAAAGTACTTTCTTCAAATGACTTTACCGATATCCTTCTGATGAAATTAAATGGTATAGCTGAACATGCTAACTATATCACAAAAGTTTCTGAACTTCTGAATGATTCAGGATTCCAAACAGAAGCAGAGGTAGAAGCTGCAATCCAGAAAATCATTGGTTCTGCTCCTGGTGTATTGGATACACTTGAGGAAATTGCCAAGGCTCTCGGTGATGACCCCAACTTTGCAACAACTATGACTCAGAAGTTAAATGAGTTAACTACGAAGATTGAGACAGAAACCGAAAAACGAGTTGAAGGCGATGAAGCTTTGGATACTAAGCTTACTACTTTGAGTACTACCTTGACCAAGACAGTAGAGGATTTAAGAACTTATGTTACTGAAACTCGTACTGAACTATTGGCAAGGGCAAATAACCAGGATGCTCTTATCAATCAGAACTCGGCTAATATTCAGAGAAACTTGGAATTAATCCAAGGTATTCAGAATAATATCTCTGGCTCTTACTTAGAAGTTAAGGCTTTACTTGAAACCGAAATTGCTACTCGTAAGGCAGAAGATATTCGATTAGAAGCCAAGATTGATAAGAACTCTACCGATTTAGCAACTGAAGCAGAAGAAAGAAAAGCTGCTGATAAGGCTCTCCAAGATGCCCTGGATGCAGAAGAAGCTGCAAGAACTGCTGCTGATGCTGCCCTTGGAGTTCGTATTGATACCGAGATTGCTGAAAGAAAAGCTGCTGATAAAACCTTACAAGATAATATCGATGCAGAAGAAACTGCTCGTACTGAAGCAGATACTGCATTGGGTGCAAGAATCGATAAAGAAATCCAAGACCGTACAAATGCCGATAATGCTCTTGGTACTCGTATTGATGATGAGGAAGATGCAAGGGAAGCTGCTGATACTCAGTTACAAACGAACATCACTGCTGAGGAGACTGCTCGTATTGCTGCTGATAAAACCTTACAAGATAATATCGATGCAACCAATGCACATACCATTAATACTCATCGTTTGGATTCAAACCCAGTACTTAATGGTACAGATATTAAATTGGACGGTTATTCTGAAAATGAGGGTACTACCGTTGCAGACTTGGCAATCAAGGCTACAGATACTACATCTCAGGCTTTCGGTAAAGTTCAAAAACGTATCAATGTAGACAAGTCAGAAACCGATACTAAGATTAACAAAGTAAAAACAGCTGTTGGTCTTACCGATAATTTGGGATTACCCGGACTTGATGATACCAATTATCTGGCTGGTTCAGAGAATCTTATAGCAGCAGTTAAAGAGTTGGATAATCAGATTAAGTCTTCTTCGGATGATGATGGTGCTGAGTTAGCTCGTATTGAAGCTAAAATAGATAAAGAAGTTCAGGACAGAACTGCAGCCGATACAGCATTAAAGAATGAACTTAACGGTAATATCAATACTGCTAAATCCGAACTTCAGGATAATATCACTGCTGAGGAGACTGCTCGTATTGCTGCCGACGAAGCTTTGGATACTAAGCTTACTACGGCAATCAATAAAGAGGTATCAGACCGTAAAGCTGCAGACACGGCTCTGAAAGAAGAACTCACGGCAGCAATCAATAAAGAGGTATCAGACCGTACAAATGCCGATAATGCTCTAAATACTAAGATTGATAAGGAGATATCCGATAGAACTGCAGCTGATACCGCTCTGAAAACGGAACTCACTGAGGATATCAATGATGTATTGGCTGCTCTGAATGCTTTCAAGGCAACTAAAGCTCAGGCTAATGGCTTAGCATCTCTGGATGAAAACGGTAAAGTACCTGCAGGTCAACTACCTTCTTATGTAGATGATGTAATTGATGTATATGCTACATATGATGTATCAGATACTAATGAGGTAACTAACATCAAACTGTATACAGATGAAAACCATACTACCGCAGTAGTTGGTGAAGCTGGTAAATCTTATAATGATATTACCCCAGACCATCCCGGATATCAATTCCGTTGGTCAGGTACTACTTGGGTACAGATCGTTTCTGGTGGATTAATTATCGGTGAAATCACCGGTACTGCATTTGATGGTGCTAAAGGTAAAGCTCTTGAAGCTGTAGCTAATGGCTTGCCTATAAATTCTGTATCATCCCTGGTTAGATTCGAGGCTAATGGTAATAATGTAAACTTACTTTACGATTCAGCTTCTAAAGGTAATGGTAATATTTATAAGGCTAATCCATCTTCTTCTATTAGCATACCAGCAGTTACTACTACTAAGGCAGGTGTTATGACTGCAGCCGATAAGGTTAAGCTTGATACTACCTTGCCTAAACAAATCTCAGATGAGGTTGCTGCAAGAACTGCTGCCGATGAGGCAATCAGAGGAGAATTGGCTGATGATATTGCTCAAGAGGTATTGGATAGAGATGCTGCCATAAAGGTTGCTAAGGATGCACTCCAGGCAAGTATCAATAAGGAAGTTACAGACCGTACCAATGCAGATGCTACTCTGAAGACTACCCTGGAAAAAGCCATTGCAGATGCTAAGACAGAACTGGAAACAGCAGATGCTACTCTTCAAAGTAATATCACCAAAGAAGTCAATGACCGTAAGGGAGAGATTACTAGAGTAGAGAAATTAATCACTGATGAAGCTGCAACTAGAGCTCAGGCAGATATTGATGTAAATGAGAAGGTAGATTTACATATTGGTAACAAATCTAATCCTCATGGAGTAACCAAAGCTCAAGTAGGATTAGCCAATGTTAATAATACATCGGATGCAGATAAACCTGTATCTACTGCTCAGGCTACTGCTATTGCAGATGCTAAGGCTGCAGGTACCAATGCTCAAACCAATCTTACTACTCACATGCAGAACATGAGTAATCCTCATGGAGTAACAAGAGACCAGTTGGGGTTGGGTACTACTGCTGAGATTATCTTTAAGAAGGTATCTGCTCCTTCTGGTTTATGGAAAGAATCCGACGAAAGACTTAAGACTTTCATTAAACCTTTGGAACACACTCTCGATGAAATCTGCTCTATACCTACGGATTCATTTATGATTCGTGGTAATCACGATATAGGTACAATTGCTCAGACAATCGAAAAATATTTCCCAGAATTAGTATCTGAGAATAAGGTTAAACCTGAAACAGTTCCTAATCCTGAAGCCTTCGAAAAGGTAGAAAAGGATGGAGAAACTTATATCCTGGTTAAAGAGGTAGATTATTCTAAGATGTCGGTATTGGCAATCGAAGGTATCAAACTTCTGAAAGCCGAGATTGATGAATTAAGAGAAAAACTTTTGTTCACAAACTTAGATTAATATGGGTGAGATAGCAACATGGAGTGCTGTCAAAACTAAAGTAGGCCTTGGTAAGGATTCAAATGAATGCCCTACCAAGGCTGAATTGTTGGCACTCTCTCCTACAGGAACGGGAGAAAATTACGTTGGCTTGGAAATATCCAATGCCAGTTCCTATGGAAATAATGAAACGGTACAACTCTCTGATATTCATAAGGTAACTTATAAGTATACATTTACTGTAGATAAAACTACTTTAAGTTTTCCTGCTAGTGGAGGAGCTCCTTCTCCAAATCTACGGTTTGGTTTAGTTTCTAGAAAACAGAAATATGTAGATGGAGTAATATCGGGTAGTTATAATAAAGTAAGTTATACACAGACGGCTTATCCTGATTGGGTATCTTATAATCAAACTGTACCTCAATATGAAGCTAAAGAAAATACTGGATTAGTTGAAAGGTCAGCTAATATGACCTTTCACCAAAATGAATCTGGTAAACAGATAACAGTTCAATTTACTCAAGCTACAGCAACTTCTACTTGGGCTTATACTTTTACTTTGACTAAGGCTAGCAGTAATTCTATTGGGGCTTTGGGAGGTAAAGTAACTTTTGAGATAGATTCTTACAAGCAAGAGATAAGGAATGGCCATAATTATGGTAGTCAAATTCCAGTTAGTTATAAACGAACAGATGACCCAGATTCTTCTGAGATTTTGGAGATGACCATCCCAGAAAATAAAACTGAATCTTCAAGAGGTTTTAATTATATCTGGACACAGGACGAATCTAATAAAAAACAGAACTATACTGTAACTCAAGCTGCTGGTGTAAAAACTTATGGTACACCAACAGTATATCTGGGAAACATTGCAGATATCCCTGCATCAGGAGGAACTGCAGCTACACCTACTTATACCTATTCTCAACTTTGGGGATGGAATGGTAAAACCAATGATGGTGGTACTATAAGTTCTGGAGCTTCAGTAGTATGGTCTGAAAATATCTCTGGTTCTAATCTTGGTACAACTGCAAAGGCAAGAACTAAGTTGGGAAGCCGTACATTAACCGTTACTCTTAATGGTAAATCTGGTAGTGCCTCAATCGATATATATCAGGCAGAGAATAAGATTACCAATACTAGTCAAGGTACATGGGTAGTTTCCATTTCTGCAAACCCAAGTACCTTTACCGAACAAGGTGGTACATCACAAATCTCTGCAAGTGCAAGGGCACCAAGAACTAACACTTGGTCTTCAGGTGCAACTAATGCAGCATCAGATGCTACTGGTACTCCTACGTTAAGTATACCTACTGCAGTAACCGGATTCAGTTTATCCGGTACTACTTTGACGGTAGCAGAAAACAAAACTGCAAATCAAAGAAGCGTAGTAGTAAGGGCAACTATGGATACTGTCTATAAAGAGGTTACGGTAACTCAAAGTGCATATTTAGTAGAATGGAGATATACATTAACTACTTCTACTCCAACATTAAACTTTGATGCCCTTGGTACAACTAAATCTGGGACAATTAGTAGTTATCGTGAAAAATATATTAATGGTTCTTTAGTAGAAGGTTCACATGAAGATGTTAATATCCAAGTTAAATCTACTTCTGCTGAAATACAAAGTGCTACTGCTGCTGTGGCTATTACCCTGAAAGAGAATACTACAACTCAAGCAAGAACTGGTACTGTAGTGTATGAGCAGGTGGGTTCAGGCAAAACCGTAACCATTACTTGTAGTCAGGCAGCAGGTACAGTGGCCATTAGAGAAGAGTTGGTTATTAAAGAGAGTTTCCCTACAGCTCCAAATATTGGAGGAACTGTTAAAGCTTTAGTAAGGTCTGGTTATTGGGACGTGGTAAATGGTAAAGATACAACTTGGCATGATGATACTCCTACTGTAAAAACTAAACCTAGTTTTGTAAGTAGTACTAGTGTAACTTATGAACTTGGTGTGGGATATCGTATAAGTGCTACTATGCCAGAGAATACTTCTGAATCTCAACTTAGTGGTAGTTTAAACTTAGAGTACGGTAGTAAAACTCTAAGTTTACGTGTAAAACAAGCAGGTGCTAGTGTTGCTTGGTCTTATGAACTAAAGGTAAATAACGGTACTCAAGATTTAAATCAACAAGTGCCTGCTAAGCCTAGTGGTACTTACTCTTTTACCATAAGTAGTAAAAGGTATAAGACTGTTAACGGTTCTGTTACAAGTCAAAGTGAAGATACTACTTGGACTACGTCTATACCGGGTTCTCCAAGTTGGATTCATGTAGAAGAGCAATCTAATACACTCATAGTAACCGTAGATGAGAATACAACTACTAGTCAAAGAAGTGCAGATATCGTTATATTTCAAACTGGTAGTAGTGATACTTCGATAACTTTGACAGTTGAACAACAAGCTGCAAGTATTACTTGGAATTATACCTTTAATATATTTCAGCCTTCATCCAAGGTACTGAATGTACTAAATAAGATGATAGACCCCGATACTATTGTAGTTAATTCTTACAGAACGAAGGTAATCAATGGTACACAAACTTCAACTAAAGAATTTGTAGAAGTAACCATTGACCCAATCGAAGAATCCTGGTTAGAAGTTACCAAAAACAGTAATGACCAGACTCAAGCTGAGTTATTCGTAACTTGCTTAGAGAATAAAGTATCTTCAATTAGAAGTGCTACTGTAACAATTAGACAAGTAGGTACAAGTAATCTTGACCAAGTAGATATCAACCAATCAGCTGCAACTGTATCCTATAATTATTATATTGGTTTTAATGGTAATCCCGATGTAGGGGAATATTCCCCGAATTGGGAATATACTCAGTTTGGTTCTAGTCATGGTCAATCTATAGATTTAAAATGTTGGAGAAAACCAGTAATTAATGGTATAGAATCTGATACTGAGGAAGCTGCAGAATACGAAGCTATTTTTAGTGGAGTTGGTATAGATTCCTTTACAGTTACAAATACACCGTTATCATATGACCCAACTATAACTACCGTAAGGGCATATCCTAAGTCTATCAATGATTCGGTATTCGATTTAAAGGGTACAGTACAATATAGGATAGCCGATTACCCAAGTAAATCTGCTTATCTGTACCTTACTCATAAACCAGTAGCAACTGTAAAGAGGTGGACCTTCCAATGGTATGACCAAGTTGAAAGTGTAACTATGAGGAGTGTAAGTCATGATTCTAGTGCAGGTAGCATTTCTCCTATAACCATAATTTCTAAATGTGAGTACTTACTTGCTAGCAATCAATCCCAGGTTGCCTATACAGAGTATATAAAACCTAATGAAGACGAAGATACTGCAACTCCAGTAAGTTGGGGTAGGTTAGTAGAAAACGGTCAAACTGCCCAAAACGATTATGACTACGCTTATTTGGTAGATGAGAATAAGGAAGATTATGATAGGCAGGCTACCAGGACCTTTACTCAACCGGGTAATCCATCAAATAAAATGTTATACCTATACGTAACTCAGACTAAACCCGTAACTATTAAACAAGAGTTTCATGCAGAGTTGGGTAACTATTACTCTTACGGTGACCGTAATCAAATCCCCCTTATTTACCAATGGTATAGCCCAGATTCTTCAGATACTTTTGACATAGGAGATATGACTCCTGGAGGATATACCGGAGTTTGGTGTAACTTACCTGCTACTGGAGTAATAAATTGCATGATTACTGGAAAGCCTCAAACTGGTAAACCTATGAAAGCTAGACTAAGTAATCTTCAAGCAAGAACCATTGAGGATTTTGATAGTAGTAGTCCCACAGAAACCAATAAGGGGTTGTCAGTAGGTTATTCTCAACAGGATTATCAAATAGGTATTGAATACTCTCCCGGTATGAACAATTATTTTTTGATAACTCCTTCAATACTTTCAGAAGCTGGAGATTATGGTGGAGGTATAAGGTTAGAAGTAAGTTTAAGAAGTTCTTATTCTAGTAATGGAACTATAATTGCAACAGTTACACTTACTCCAAAAAATTCTGACCATCCGACTATCTACTTTAAAGTAATCTACGGGTAAGTCTCTGTATTAGTAATAATACGATACTATAGCATTATTAATGTATATGGCCATATACGAATAACTTTAAAAATTAACTTTATGTTTAACAACTTAAAACTCAAAAATTATGGGAGTAGAAGTGAAGTCCGAATTGGCTCTTCAACTTGAACGTTGCTGCTGTGACCTCAAGAATGGCCAACAGGAAATCAAGTGTCTTATCGAGAACACTGCTAAAGACTAGGAAATTGCCCGTCTCAACAGAGTAGTAGATGCTCAGAGAGACCAGAACATTATCCAGTCAGTAGTTGCAGCTCTTAAGACTACATCCACAACCCCGGCTTAATAATGACCGTCGTCATTACGTAAGCCAGATTAGGAAGGAGTGCATCTTACATAGGTGTACTCCTTTTTTCGTTTATACCCACCTAAAGATAAAACGATATGGAAAGTGAAGAGATTAAGAAAGAACCAACCAATGGAAATCAACTAAAAGATTTTACTATTCAACTTACATTGCCTGCTCCCAATGCAGAGATAGCAAAGGAAGTAGCAAACAAAGCACAGTCACCCATTGACCAATTTGGATACTATCAATTCTTAAACCTGGTAGACTTTATGCAAAGGAATCCAGGTGCAGTATCATTTGGTTTAAACTTAATTAATAAAAGATGAACATGGAAGATTTGATTTTTTCTAAATTGCAGAAAGGTGATACCATATACACCTTAGAGAGAGACAGACGTTCTGGGTATCCAATCTTTGATAAGGCCCAAGTATTAAAAGTAGGTGAAAGCAAACCTAGAGCCACTGGCCCAGATGGAAGCTTTGCCGCAAATACAGAAATCGTTATTCAAGATTCTGTATCCTCTTTGACAATATACCTTCCTACAGATGCTGCAGAAGGTATTCATAATAATATTTATTACACTACCGACTTACGCAATATCGTAAACGAAGTAAATATCCAAAGGACTACTGCTGTAAATATTCTCAATAACCGAGAGAAATATGAGGCAGTAGTTACTGAATGCGATAATATTTTTCATACTATCGATGGTATGTTAACTCCTCAACAACAACCAGCTCAGGCTTATAAGCAAGAAGAGTTCGAGGCTTTTAAAACTGAGGTAGCAGAGAAGTTATCCATACAACAAGATATTCTTATGAAGAAGTTATCCATGCAACAAGATATTCTTATGAAGATTGCCAGTGAGTTGGGATTAAATAAGTAAGAATAAAGATGCCAAGCAAAAAGGTTAACATAAACCTCTCGAATAATCTATGTGATATTCAGATTTATGTAGACCCTGTTAAACAACGTCAGGCTGAGAGGTTGATTGCCAAGACTCCAAGTATCATGAAGCTCGGTTATGAGTTAGGTACTAGGAAGTTTGGCAATCAACTTCTTCGTATAGTAAGGCGTAGTTTAAATAATGGTCTACCTCCACCTGGTTCCAAAGTTTCTTGGCCTCCTCATGCTACTGCTACACTTAAGAAGTATGGAGCACATACTTTATTAAACCTTACTGGTCAATATGCAAGGTCAGTTACAATGGTAACTCAGAAAGATAGAACCTTTGTTGGTCTTCCTCCAGGATTAAGGAAGATAACATACTCTGGTAGAACTTCTCGAAAAACACTTAACCAAATTGCTATCATGTTGGAGTATGGTAGTAGAGATGGTAATCTTCCACCTCGTCCTTTATGGAAACCTGCTTTCGAGGCAGCAGGTGGAAACGTAGTTTTAGAGAAAGAGATACGAAATCAATTAAGAAAAGAACTTAGAAAATATACAAAGTAATGGCAGATTTTGAAGCAGATAAAACATCTGGTACTGGTCCTGCACTCGTAATGGTACATCCGTTAAAAGTGAATGATACAGAAGCAGATAAAAAAGCCATCCTTACCATTACAGTTAATGGAGTACCTAAAACTGTAAATCTTATTCAAAAGAAAGGCAGCCTTAACTACGAATACAAATTAGAAGTAGATAAGGAAGCCATAAACATATTGGGTAAGGGTGGCTCTGATACTTTGGCAATCACTTCTCAACGTAGGGAAATGATTAATGGTACACCCCAAGGAGATTGGGAAAATGTAGAAGTTACGGCAGAATTCCTAGAGGAACCCCCATTTACTGCTGGAGTAAGATTTACGGACGCAGACGAAAAGACTCTAGAGGTATCCATTACTTCTAAGAATTATACCGAACAGGCTATCAGTGGAACTCTAACTATCAAACAAGTTGGTGGTCTAACTAAAACAGTAACTGTAACCCAGGCTGCAGGAGAAGTAACTTATAGATATTGGGTAGAACCGGCTAGGGTTAGTATTGGTATACCTAAAGACCAAATCTTAAATACCTATGAAAATTCAGTTAGTTTTAGTATTACTGGGTATAGAGGTAAACAGATTGAAGGTGAACAAGTATCTCAAGAGGTTATGGCTTTTAAAATACCAACTGTATCTCAGACTAAACAAGCTGCCGACTATAATAGTGGTACTAAGTTGTACTATTGGATTACTGATTATGGTAACATAGCTAACTCTTACCAGGCCACTCTTTCAGCTATAGCCCATGGTAGAAAAGATGCCGGAGCTTTATTTGGTAGTACTTCTGGAGGTTGGGACTGCGTTTTTAGTGATGGAGGTACATATCAATTTAGTGTAATACTAATGCCTCAACTTATATAACTATGGTAAATACAGAAGAAATAGTAGAAAGAACCTTTTATATTTGCCTATTACAAACAGCATTGAAAAAAGGTTTAACACTTAACCCCGAAGATTACTTACCCTTATCACAAGAAAATGAAAGAAGATTTCAGGCAGATAAAGATGCTATGCCTAAGTTCATTCCCATCTATGGTATAGGTAATAATCAGGTTAAGGGAGCAAAGACTTGTCCTAGAATTACCATTGAATTACAAGGATTCTATAATGGTGATATAGGTGTAAATAAATATATCATTGGTGATAAGCTAGAGAGTGGGAACTACCAAGCATCTGAATTTCCTTATGAAACGAAGGATATAACTCTAGATATTCACCTGGTATCTAATACTCAAACCGATATGAGGTTACTTCATAGTATTATGTATGAAGCATTACCTTCTCGAGGATACGTAAGACCTTATTATAATAACTTAGAAGAATGGGAAGATGGTCGGGTAGCACCAACAGGAAACCTATTTATCGAAATAGGTAATTACTATGACCACCCAGATGAGAGTCATGGTCTACTTGAAAAAGTATATCAGTATACTTGTAAGGATGGTATATTACCTGAGAAGCTTGCTGAAGAAGGCGAACTTGTACCAATTCAAGACATCTCAGTATTGATTGGACTAACCGAAAAGCCAGAATCCGATTTACTTAACCTTAACGTAAAATAGCTCAATACTAGAGGGTATTAAATAAATGAGTAATTAACTTAATTAGTATAAATATGCCTAATTCACCATCTGTAAATTTCGAGTTTAAGAACGAGAACGTTCTTCAAACTACTCCTATGTTAGGAGTTTCATGTGTATTGGCTAGAACTACTAAAGGTCCTTATGATGACCCGTCAGAACTTATCCAATCTTTCTCTCAATTCCAAAGAGTCTTTGGTTCTGAGATAGTACCAGATGGTTCTGTATCAAACATCGAAAAGGCTTTCAATGGTGGTTCTAAGCTTCGTATTATTCGTGTACTTGGTAAGGGTGCAACCAAAGGTGTAGTATCTGCTGCAATAAGAGCTAAAGCTGCATCTGCTCCTAAGGCTGCTGAAGACGGTTCTCCGGTAGTAGCTTCTGCAACTCCAGAGGAACCCACGGCTTCTACTCTTTTCAAGTTTACTTCTGGTTCAGTTGCTGTTGGCTTTGGTTTGGTAACTAAAGGATATGGAGACCCAGTTGGTAGTGCTGAAACTTTCTCTGTGAATATTTACAAACAGGCTAACACGGTTTACTATCAAGTAATTAGTGCTAATGGCCAGGTACTTGAACAAGGTCCAGTAGTAACCTACAAAACTGCAGATGATAACAATGATACTTCTGTAGATTACCTTGCTCTGAGTGCATTTGCAAAGAACTCAGAATATATCGTTCCGGTATTAACTGAAAAGACAGAGAACATCAAATCTTGGAACAACTTCATCAAATGGTTAACTGATGATGTAGATGGGACAAGAAACCCAATTGATATTAAACTCAATGGTGCTGCTATCACTGCCGATGGAGTAAAATTGAATGGTACAATTGGTAGTGCCGGTAGTACTCCTACGGCAGACGAATGGATTGCTTCTCTGGAATTCGTTAAGGATTATGTAGATGTATATCAAATCTTCTGTTCACACATTGACCAACATCTTGAAGCCTCTGCTGATGTACTTAAAGTACACAAGGCTGCAGTAGATATGGTTAAAGAACTGCAAGAATATACCTACTACATTGAAGTACCAAAATATACTACTCACTATACTCAGGGTGACCAACCAAGAGACTTGAAATCAATCATCACTTGGATTCAGACTTGCCTTGATACTGTAGGTAACAGTAAGTATGTTGCTTACTTTGGTGGTGGTATTAAATACTATAATGCCGACGGTAACTTGGTAGATTCAGATGTTCTTGGTACCATTGCAGGATTAGGAGATGCTTCTGCTTCTCAGTTTGGACCTTGGAAATCATTTGCTGGTATGAATCGGGGCATTATCTATGATGGTAATGGTCCAGTATGCCCAAATTATGGTTCTCCTTCAAGAACTAAGGAACTCAATGAGTTAGCACAGAATTATGCAAATATAATCTGTATCAAAGATGTTCCTAACCAAGGTAAACAAACTTTGCTGTGGCATTGTTTTTCTTCTCAGGTAAAACAGGATTCAGAAAGATTCCTTGCAATTGTAAGATTGAATCTGTATCTCAAAAAGAATCTTAGACCTATTCTAGAAAAGTATTTGGAAGAACCAAATATCTGGAACACTTGGAATAAGATTTATCTAGAAGTTAAACCAATGCTGGATAACTTGGTAGATGAAGATGCCATGTCTGAATACACCTGGATGGGTGACCAAGACGCTAACTCGTACAATGACTTATCGGTTAACAATGAAGCCGATGTTCGTCAAGGTAAATACAAAGCAATCCTGAAATTCAAGGATATCGTTCCGATGCAAGAAATCACTATGGGCATCTATATTGACCAGGCATCCAAGTCCGTATCTGTTCAGGACGTTAACGAATAAAATTAAGAAAACATGGGAGCAAAAGTAAAGAATCCAAGAAAGAAATTCCTTTGGAGTATCACATTCCCTAAGCACCCAATCAATACTTATCTGTTCCAAACTTGTACTTTGCCAGATGTAGAGATTGACCAGGTTGCTCATGGAGACGTTAACCGGGACGTTAAGACTGCCGGTAGAGTTACAGTAGGTAACTTAGTAGTTGGTAAATTGCAGACTACTGCAGGTTCAGATACATGGCTTCATGATTGGCTATATTCTTGCCAAGATATGATTGCTGGTGGAGGTTTGGTACCAAGCCAATACTGGGAAAATGTAATCGTAAACGAACTTGCCGAAGATGGAGTTTCAGTACTTAACACCCACCTCTTCGAAGAGGTATGGCCATGTAAGATTACAGGATTAGACCTGGACAGAATGGCTTCAGAAAACACTATCGAAAGTATCGAATTCTCAGTAGGTACTGTGGATAAGTATTAAAAACGCTTAGTCTATTTTCACTAAGATTTTTAGGTGGGAGGGGTGGGATTCCTAGAAAGGGCTCACCCCTTTCTTGTTGTTTTATAGCGAACACTATGAACTAAAGTATAACCAAAATAACTTATTTAAACATGGAATTAAATTGTAGAACACATGAGTTCATAACCCCAGCAGGTTATAAATACTCAATCAGGGAACAGAATGGTGCAGATGAGGATATCTTATCTAATCCTATGGATGTAAGAAACCTTATGAACCTTACTAAGTTCATTCAGGCAATTGTAGTTGATACCGACTTTACTCCTAATCGTAGATTAACGGTAGAGGATGCAGACCGTATCCCTTTGAATGACAGATACTGTATCTTATTCCAATCAAGAATCTTCTCACTTGGCGATGAAGTAGAATTCGAATATGATTGGGGCCAAGAAGGCGGTAAACAAGTTTATGGTCAATCATTAAGCGAAATGCTTTTTGAAAACTACGGAACTCTACCTTCAGAAAAAGAATTGGCAGAGAAACCTAATGCTATCCCCTACTATCCTGAACAAGGTAAACTTACCGATTATGAAGTAACTCTTTCTTCAGGCAAGGTAGTTAAATTCGATTTACTTACAGGTGCAGGAGAAAGGATGTTGGTTACTTTGCCGGTAGAAAAACAAACTCGTAATGCTGCATTAATTGCAAGGAACCTACATCTTCAAATTGATGGTAAATGGGAAAAGGTAGAAAGCTTCCATTTATTCTCAGTAAGAGACATTGCAGAGATTCGTAAAACAATCTTTGAATACGACCCAGTCTTCGATGGTAATACCGATGTAGAACATCCAAGTGTACCTGGAAGAATTGATAAATATCCTATAATGCTTTCACCAACTTTTTTCTACCTGACGGAAGCGTAGACCACCCAGGTACATTCACTTATATATGTAGAGCTGAGATAGTCCTTGACTACCTCAGCTTTTTGCGTCTTCCGTATAGAGAAAGGAAAAGATTTAAGGATATAGCCGATGAGTATTATGAAAACTTAAAAAAGAAAACTAGAAAATGATAGACAGAAGAAGCTTAGTCGAGGTCGGTGTTGCAATGGTATTAAGAGACCGATTCTCTAATGAGGCTGGCAGAATATCGAACTCATTTAGAACAATGATGAACGATATGAATACCTGGAATCGAGGTATTCAAATGTCAACTTCTAATGCTTTTGAGTTTGGAAAAGAATTGGTTGGAGGTATGGCAAGGGCCTACCAATATTCTGCAGGAGTATACGACCAAGTATTCTTAGCTTCTAAAATGTCTGGAGCTAATGCTGCTCAACAGGCAAGGCTAATGCAAGTAGCCAAAGAAGTCAATGAGGTAACTCCTCTTACTGCTGCAGATATTGCATCAGGCGAAAAGTACTTGGCAATGGCTGGTAACAATGTAGAGCAAATCGAAAGAATGATTGGCCCTGCAGCTAAGCTAGCTTCTATCTTCAGTATGTCTCTTGGTCAGAAAGGTGGAGTTGCTGACTTGATGACTAACATCATGCAGACCTTTAATATACCTTCACAGAATGCTACTCAGGTAGTAGACCAATTGGCAACTGCAGTAACCTCTGCAAATATTTCTCTAACAGACCTTGCCCAATCTTTCCAATATTCAGGAGCAGAATTTAGAAATGCCAAAATCAGTATGGGTGATGCAGCTGCAGCCATTGGAGTACTTGGTAATCAAGGTATCCAAGCTTCATCAGCTGGTACTGCATTAGCAAACATGATGCGCTATTTAACACTTTCCGTAACCGGGCAGAAAAAGGGAGGTGGTGAGATGCTAAAATCTTTAGGCATTGACCCAAAAACTCTAGTAGATGCCTCGGGTAATCTTTTGAGATTAGATAAGATTATATCTATATTGGGAGATAAACTTAGAGGTAAACGAGGAATAGATATCTCCTCTGCTCTGTTTAATATCTTTGGAGTTCGTGGTACAAGAGCTGCTTCAGCTTTACTTCAGGATTACTGGACTGGAGCTAATAAGCTTACTGAATTTATGGATAAGATTGCAGGTGCAAGTGGTACAGTAGAAAATTTAACTCAAGAAAGATTACAAACTCCTGCTGGTATTATCGAACAGTTTAAATCAAACTGGGAGAACTTTATTGTAACTGCAGGTTCTACACTTGCTGAAGTCTTTAGCCCAGTACTTAAATTAGGTTCTGGTATCCTAAAGATTATTAACAGTATACAAGAAACTTGGGCAGGTAAGTTCTTGGTAAAGGTAGTTGCAACTGGAGCAGTAATAGGTACTTTATATCAAGGCTTCAAATTTATTCAGGGTACAATCAAAATGATTGGTACTTTCCAAGCTTTAGCTACTACCGAGACTAATGGTATGGCAGAAGGTATGGTAAGAACTAATGTTCAAGCTACTATCCTTGAAGGTCATATGAGAAATATCTCTGCAATGATGATGAGGATGACTGCTATGCAAATGGCTCCAGGTAAATTCTTTGCATTGCCCATGGGAGGTACCATAGGTAAAACCCGAAAAGGTACTGTAGTAGCAGGAGATGCAAGAGGAAGATTTACTTCAATGAGTACTCTTGCAGGAGCAGGGGTTGGAGCAGCAGTAGGTTCTACTGTAACTAAAACTGCAGGCCAACAGATTGCTAAGAAAGGTGCTATGGGATTTGGTGCTAGATTACTTGGTGGTAGACTTTTAGGATTCTTAGGTGGGCCTTGGGGACTACTAGCTTCTATAGCTATCCCTGCATTGATAGAAGTAATCGGTGGTCTTACAAGTTCTGTAGATAATAACACTGCTGCATTAAACTCAGAAGAAACCAAAGCTTCTATTCAAGACAGAAACCAACAAGCATTTATTGATGCAGTTAGAGGTGCAATCAGAGATGGATTCAAGGATTCAAGAATTAATATATCAGTAGATGGAAACGAAGCTGGAGACTTTGCTCCTGGTGGTCAACAGGATTTTACTGGTATATCTTTAGGATTAAACTAAACAATCATGGCAAGAATATTAAATCAAATAGCAGGTGGGGTTGTTGAAAAATACAATGACCTCACCAGAGATTCTGCAGGAGTTCTTACTGGTCCTCTGAATAAGCTTTGGAGAGCAAGAATTTATCTCAATAGAGCAACTTCTACATTGCCTAAAGATACTGCAGATAAAGGGAAGGTATATGACCCTAATAACCCATTTGGACCAAGAGCTAGTTCAAAGAATCCTAAGTTAAACCAAAGGATTCAGAATCAATATCGAATGGAATTAAAACATCAAGTAGAAGGTGGAGTTCCATTCGGATATGAAGAAATGGACCCAGCTAAAGGCCAGAATGTTACGAAGAATAAAGAACTCTTCTTGGTAATGCCCGAAGTAAGAAACATGAATCAGGTAGTGATTTATAATCTTACAGCTAGCCCATATCAATATATCACTCTTCAGAACAGACCACCTTCAATTGATTTCCGAGGAGAAACTACTTGGGCAACGATTAAATCAATGGGACGTAATACTCCCATGTACCATTATACTGGTAGTGAAGATATAATTCAATTCAATGTATCTTGGTTCTGTAATGACCCAGATAATCCAAAAGAGGTAATTACTAAATGCCGATTATTGGAAATGTGGACTAAGGCAAACTCTTATCAAGCAAGCCCTCCGATTTTAAAAATCGAGTGGGGTAGTTCTGGTATATTCGATAATCATCAGTACATTCTTACATCTGCAACCTATACCCTGAATAATTTCAGAAATGCTTCAAGGACTCGAGTAGCAGGTAAGTCATGTACAATTGAGGATTTAAAGTTATTGCCTGCAGCTGCAACTCAGGAATTAATCTTCAAAAGAGTAAGTGCTTATAACTTATCTTATCAGGATATTGTAACTGAAGAAGACTTAAAGAATACGAAAGGGATACAGATATGATAGACTTAAATCAATACATGACAGGAGCAAGTCCTTATGATGGAGCTATTGCTCTTAAGTATGATGAAGGAGATTATTCTTTAGAGGTAACTCCTCCTAATGTTCCTTATACAGATAACGATAAACAACATACTGTATTGGATGGAGAAACTATACAGAATATTGCCTATCGTTACTATGGTGACTCTGGTAAGTGGTATCTGATTGCCGAAGCTAATAATATCTTGAACCCTTTTCAAGAATTAGAACCTTATCAAATTTTAAGAATACCAATGTATGGCTGAAATTAGAAAACCTAACCAACCAATACTTTATAATGGAACAGCAACACCTTACATGGCTCTGTTCAATTCTGGAGGTATGCCTATAATGAATCCCATTACTGGTATACCTCTTGGCGCTTATATAAGTAATTGGAGCTACAAGTATGATGAGGAAAACGAGAACTTAGCTACCATTACATTTGATACTGGAGACCCCGATACTGTAGATATCGAAGATCTCCAGGAAAGCTCAATTATTTACCTTCAGTGGGGATACATATATCCAGATGGTCAATTTATCTCTAGCCCAGTACGAAGTATCAAGGTTAGAGATTTGGATTGTGTATTCGATTCCACTGGCACTCATGTGACGATTAAGTGTATAGATACAGTTGGAGATTTAAGATTCCAACCACCTTATACTCATTCGGATTTATCGGAATACAGTTTATCCAACTTTTTGGATAATGGATGTAACAATGATATAGGCGTAATCATAGAAATATTTCAGTAATGGCTAAACAAGTAATAAGTAATAAAGTTTACGAGTCACTACAGGTCCCGACAGAACAAAGTCGAAATACTACTGGAAAGATACTTTACGCTAACAGGTTTAGTGGAGTAGCTCAAGTAGCTATGCCAAGTGATTTAAAGTCTCTGATAGATAGTGACTTAGGGTTAATAGGGAATAACATCTTAGTTCAATTAGAACAAAAGATGAAAGGGTATGCAAATGGTCCTTGGTATATTGATTCTAGGGATGGTGTAATATACATACACAACCGTAAGTTTCAAGAAGAACCAGAATACAATTATATTTACCAATCAGAAAATGGAGAAGTACTTAGAGTATCATTCGCTACTCAGAGAGTAACCAAAAGGGTAAAGGCTCAATTAACTCAAGCCTTAGACTCAGAAGATAAAGGTTTAATTGTAGGTTCAACAGATATCACAGAACCTGAAAAAGAGAAAGAGGAAGTAACTTTACTCAAACCATTTGTAGCTCAAGTAGATAATCTAATGGTAGTAAATTATGGTAGTGTACCTTACGAAGATTATCGTAGTCATCCTACTACTAATATTGCTGCCGAGATGGAAGCTGAACAAAGGTATGGAGCTAAAGCTCAAAAGTATAATTCTGCAATGAAAGAGTATGGTTCTCAGAAACCCTATGTTGCTTACAATGCAGGTAAACAAGAGGCTTTAGATAATCTGAGTACTGAGCAATATCGAGAAGCAATTAATACTGCTGTAAACAATTTACCGAACGATAAGAAAAGGGCTATTCAGCAAATCTTGAAGAACTCTAAGAACGGTAAAGAGTTAGAAAGTAATCTTAGGCAATTACTAGAAAACGAAAGATACCTATTTACTGGAGAATATAAAATGGAATACCTTGCAGAAGAATGGGTAGACCCAAGAGAATATGACCCAGAAGGTGGAACTATAACTCACATGGTGAATATCAGAACTTTTTCAAGTAATCCTTATGAAAAACAAATGATAGATAACCAATCTCAGAGAGGTATATCTGCAATGGAAAAGAATCCATATATTACTGTATACCCTAATACCTATAAAGTAGAGTATTCTGGAGATGGAGTTACTACACCCACTATGACTCGAAAGGTTAAAGCTAAAGTTAAGATACGAAGAATGAAGAAGGTACCATTCTTAGTACCAATCTATAAGTTATATCATAATCTCTTTAGTAGATACGGCGGAGCAGATAAGGTTACTTGGGCAATGAATGCTAATGCCAATGGAGGTCTTAAGATATCCGAAAGAAAGTTGGTATGCCAAATGACTGTAGTAGGTAGACCTTCATTACAATCTTCTCAGATAATATCTTTAGAGAATGTAGGAAAAAGGTGGTCAGGCTTTTGGTATATCAAGTCAGTACAACATTCAATGGATGCAGGTCAAGGTTATCTCTGTACATTAGACTTGGTTAAGAATAATGCAAGGGATGGACAGACTACATCTAAGACCCAACTTAGTACTCAGGACATTGTAAGTAATGATGCTAAGGATTCTGCTAAAACTGACTTTGGTAAGAACAAGAAGAATACTGCTAATGCTTCCGATATTGTACATGACTTTACCTACAATGAAGTAGTATACTTCGTAGAAAGATACATGGATGATAAGGGTAGAATTATCGATAAGAAAGGTGCAGGAGAGTTCTTACAGAATAAGTTCTATTATGATGAGATAAATGCTAAAGACCCTCAGGCTCTTGCTGCAGGTACAGTTCGTACAGAAGGTACAGTAGTAACTTCAAATGGTACAGCAATCTATGGTAAGACCAATGTGGTAAAGGCAGACCAATCGAAGGTTACTCCTTCTATGAAAGAAAGGTATAACTTTGATGAGTTTAATTGGGCAATGAAAGCTTATGAACGATATAAATCCAACAAGAAATAATGTACTCAACAGCTAAACTATTAACAGAAGAGGGTATCGAAGGTTTAGGTAGATACTACTCTGTCTACCGTGGCATAGTGGTAGATAATAATGATACGGAGAAACATATGAACCGTATCAAGGTATGCTGTCCAGAAGTCATGGGTGGAATTATTACATGGGCCTATGCAAAAGGCCAACATGGTTCTATCAACAATGGGTTCAAGTACTTAGCTCCTAAGGTTGGAGATATAGTATTTGTTACTTTTGAATTTGGAGACCCAACTAAACCCCTATGGGAATATCATGGTTGGGGACTACAACAAATACCAGACCCTTTGGATGGTCCTAATAAAATGGGTATTATAACTCCAGAAGGAAATGTAATGGTACTTGATGATGATAATGGAAAGCTAACTGTTTATATAAATGGAGATGTAGGCATTGCTGCTAAGGGAAACATTTCTATTCAAGCACAAGGAGATGTAAGTGTAGGTTCTGGTGATACAGTAATCTTAAATAAGGGGGAGAATCAAGGAGTAGTTAATATCAAAGAACTAACCGAGAAACTCAATAATACCATTAAAGAACTGGAAACTCTAAGAACTTTATTCAATTCTCACGTACACTCGGGTGTAACTACTGGACCCGGTTCTTCAGGTCCTACCGTAACTCAAGCAAGTCAACCGTTCTCTACTTTCAAACAAGAAGATTATGAGGACATTAAATGTATACACTAATGGATAACTATCTTACTAACATTGTTGGAAAGGGTATGATATTCCCCATTCAACTTACAAGAAACGAAAATGGTGAAACAGGTTGGTATCCTGTTAATGGTGATATGGCTTTGGTAAGAAATAATATAAGCTCTATAATGTATTATTTAATAGGACAACGATTTCGACAGGAAAACTTTGGGAATCGCCTATGGGAATGTATAGAGGAGCCAAATACACAAGCCCTAAGTTTTATTATTAAAGAGTTTATTAAAAGCTCAATTGGTGCATGGGAACAAAGGATTACCTTTAAGGGTATCACCGTTTCTAGACAAGGTGCTAAAATAAACATAGAAGTTCATTATGTAGTTAATGAAACTTCTACTAGTCAGTACCTGTACCTGACCTATGATAAAAATGAAAATTCATTAAACTCTTATTAATATGGGAATCACTAATAAATGGCTCAACCCTTATCAGAGGTCTTACCAACAGATTAAGGCCAAGCTGATAGAATCACTTACGAATATCAAAGACAAAGATGGCAATGTACTCGTAACTGATTACTCGGAAGGAAATATATTAATCATTATCCTTTCATTGTTTGCGGCAATTGCCGAAGTTCTTCACTACTACATTGATAATATGGCAAGGGAATCCTTCTTACCTACTGCTCGTAAATACAGTTCAGTAGTTAGGCATGGAGCTTTGGTAGATTATCATGCAAGAGGTGCTATTGCAGCATCAGTAGATTTGGTAGTATCCAGGGATGTATCTGGAGATTCTATTGGTGCTAAGTTAACTATACCTTCTGGAACTTTATTCACAGACTCTAATGGTAACAAATGGCTATCATCTAGAGACGTAACTTGGTATGCTAATGTAACTACTTGTAAAGTTCCAGTTGTACAACACGAATTATATACGGAAAGCCAGATAAATGGTATGGTTATACCTTCAGATGAAAGGGTAACTATTACTCTTGGTACACTACCTAATGGTAAGTATTACGAACATGGAACTATGAGTATGAAGATTGGTGGAGAATCTTGGGTATTGGTAAACACCTTTGCTTACTCAAAACCAACCGATAAACATTTCATGGTTACCATGGATGAAGCTTTAAACCCTTATATCTTATTTGGTGATGGTAAATATGGACAGAAGCCAGCAGCTAATGCTAAGATATCTGAAGTTAAGTTCTACCTTACTACGGGTATCAATGGTAATGTAAAATCTGGTATGATTACTTCTGTACCTTCAGTTATATCTTCATCAGTAACGGATGCTACAGTATCTAATACTTATGCTGCAGGTGGAGGTTCATCATACGAAAATTTCAATATGCTTAAGGAACATATACCTTTGAGTGTAAAAACTATGGGAGTTGCTATTACCAAACAAGATTTCATAGACTTAGCTAAACTAGTTGATGGAGTTAGTAAAGCAAAGGCAGAATACGAATGTGGTAGAAAACTAATCGTTTATATATCTCCTGATAATGGTGCTACTGCTGACTCTAACCTTATTCAAAAAGTATATGATGTATTACATCAGAACTCACCACTTACTACTTGGTTAACCGTTAAGTCTGCAGGTAAAGTAAATATTATCTTGGATGTAGAAGTTACTGGGAAGAAGTCTTATAAAACTTCAGAAATACAATCACAGATTCTTAGTGCATTATTTAATGCTTATTCTCCGGAGAACTCAGACATTGGTGGCAGCGTAAGAATCTCTGATATCTATGCACTCATAGATAATCTTGAATCAGTAGATTATTTACACTTGAAGAAGTTCTATACTAAACCATGGCCTACTACGGTATACGGTAACAAGGAATTAATCCTTGGTCAATTCCAATTAGACGAGGCTAATGGTAGTATGTCTTACTTTATCTCTTTCTCTTCAGGTACTCAGTTTACAGTACGTTCAGTTAAGGGAGGCTTTTCTTATGATGGCCAAGTGGGTAAGACTACACAGATTAGAGATACTATAAATGGATTTGTATTTGCCTTGGATATCCAGAACAATGGTTATCAATCCGGATTTAGATATACCATAACCATTGCAGAACCTAACAAGGATTATACAGACCCAGGTTATAATATTCCGGTATTCGAAGACTCAAGTCAGTTAACACTTAAAGTAAATGAAATCGTATGACAAATCTTAAAAACCTAATTGATTTCTTACCTTTCGAATTTAAAGAGCAAGATACTTATAAAGTCGACGGTAAGGGCATATTAGAAAGATTTCTAGAAATTTGTGGTAACTATTTCCAAGAAGATATAACTAAAGATATTGATAATATTCTAGATATAATCGATATCGATAAAACTCAGCAGAGGTATTTAAATTACCTCTGGGAGTTCTTGGGAGCATTACCATTTGCTAGAACCGGAGAACACAAGGGAGTTCCCAACTTAAGTGATGAACAGATTCGAACTATCTTAAAGTATTCAATCTCATTACTTAAGATTCGTGGCTCAAGAAAGTTCTTCGAAATTCTTTTTAATATGTATGGGCTAACCTGTACAATTACAGACCCAACCGATGGAGAGATGGATAAATGGGAAAAGGTAGACCCCTTATATGATACCGATTATTCTCAGTACGACAAATACAACTATGATAAGATTTATGGTTGTGCTCAATGTATAGAGGTAGGTATTTCTATAAGCGGTCATGGGTTTACTTCCCCCACTCCAGAGTTCAAAGCTTTCAAACAATCAATTGATAAGTTATTCGATAGATTCTTACCATACAATGTATCTGGGAAGATTGCTTATGGATTTGATTTGGCTTACAATTATAAAATTGTAGCTGAACCTCTTATCAGTCCTGCAAAGATTGTAACAGGGCATATAACAGAAGTACCCATTAGAGTAACCGTTACTTCTGATTACGATGATGCCGATTTAAGATATCAGGTAACTGGATATGACCCCTCTGAGAATAAGTGGAGCTCAAAGAAATATGAAAGCGGTTCTATTTTCTATGCAAGAAAGGGTGACCAAAGATATTACTTTCGAAGTGTAGGAGATACTTCAGTAACTACCTATGTAGATATAGGTTTAGAATATTACACTAAATCTTATCACATATATGCCGACTTGGTAGAAGGAGGAACAGACCCAGATAATTTAGTAATTACAGGTACTAATCCAGTAATCAAAGTAAGGGTAACTGCAAATATGAATTATCAGGGAAATATTAAACCTGTATCCGTACAGTTACTTAATACCTATGAAACTAAAGATTCTGGTTCTGTTTGGGAAATAACCTCTGCAGGTACATATGAATGGGTTATTGCAGACTTCCCAGCAAAGAAGGTTACCTTAACCGTAACTGCTATTGCTACTAACTATACTGTACTCTGTGAACCTCGGAATATAAATCTTACCAACGGTGAAAAGTCTTTGATAACTATTCGTTCTTCAGATCCTAACGAAGATACAAGTCAACTTATTGCCGTATGTATTTCAGACCCCGGTATTTTAGTTCGTAATGGTCAAAGATGGGCACCAACTACTACTGGTACATTCCAATTTAGATGTACTAAAGATGACTCAGGTAATGCTAGTAATTATGGTACAGTAGTAGCTTACAGATTAGGAGGTTATACGATTAACTACGATATAGGCGTATCAAACAAACGATTAAACCTAAATGCTCAAGGTTCTGCATCAGTTAATCTTTGGGTTACATCGGGTATTTATTATTCTACTTTCGAAAGTGCAAACTTAGGTAGTTATTTTGATACCGAGGTGACCATTTACAAAAAGAATACCCAAGGTACTTGGGTAAAACTTGGTACTTTAGAATTAACTAATCGCTATGTAGTTGGTCCTGATTTCTACTATGGTAGAAGTACAGAATACCAATTTAATGAGGCTGGAAGTTATAAATTTGAATCGGTGGGTGATGCTAGTAAGTCTGTAGAAGTAGAAGTACTTGCTTATATACCTACTCCTCAATCCTACTTGTGGTTAGAACCCTTGAATGAAGAGGATGAGAATTGGTATGAATTAGAACCTTACTCTGAAGCTGAAGCAGATGCAGGAAAGTATATCAAGGCAGGCTATCAATTAACCAAATCCAAGAATTGCCAATTCTACCTACGTTGGGGAGATGGTGGTAATATGATAACTGGGATTGACTTAGAGGGTTCATCTGAGAAATACAATTCGAACACTCTTATCACTTTCGATAAAGTAGGTAATTATGAGTTTTATTATCAAGGTTCAGTAGTAAGCCTTACGATTAAGGATGTTATACCTAAGTATATTTTAACTTGTAATCCAGTAAGTGCAGAACTAAGCAAAGATGTACAAGAAGTATCTACTATCGTAACCTGTACTTCAGATACTGGAGAAGTTTCAGATATTGTATATGAGACAGCTCCGGATGTGGTTCATCCAAGCCCTTATCAATTCTTTACTAATTTACCAGGTAAACATACTTTCTATGTGAAAGCTAATCCTGCAGTTAAAGCAGTATTCATAGTAAACCTGTTGGATGTAGTTGATAAGACAGAACTTACTTGGGAATCCAATGATATTTCGGAACAAGGTATTAATATATTAGTTCCGGAAGGAACAGAATGGTCACTTAAAATAGAATAAACAAAATGGAAAACAGCTCTTTTAACACATTATTTAAAACTGGTATCATTGGATTCACTTCTGAATGTTATGCCATTATCTTTAATTTGAGGTGGATGATTTTATTAGCCTTTGTACTAATACTTACAGATTTTTGGTTTGGGATATCTGCAAGTAGGGCAAAGAAGATTGAAATAAGAAAATCTAGAGCCGGGAGAAGAACTCTTAATAAAATCATTGATTACCTGTGTTACATCTTACTGGGTGCCGTAATAGGTAAAGCCATCGGAGAACCTTACGGATTAAATCCAATAACAGTATCTATAACGGTAATGGTATTATGTTACTGTTTTGAAATAGATAGTATTTATAGTCATATCTGTACTTTACATGGTGTAGAAAAGAAGTACAGTATCTGGTCTATCTTTTGGAAATTGATAACCTTCAGGTTCAAGGCTGTAGGAGAGGCTTTCCAAGATATGAAAAACCAATCGAAAGAATATAAGAGTAATAACAATAACGAAGATACATTATGAAAACCTATTTTGATTATGAAGGTATAATAAAGTCTAAGGATGCAGCTGAAGCTATAGCTGCACCAGTAGGCATTGGCCCATTTTGTGGATTTGGTTCTGCAACGATTGTAAATAATGCAATCACTCTCTTGCCTAATGGAGAACCTACTTCTCCTGCATATCAAGCAATAAAGGATAGAATCCTTTCGAGGTATATGACTAAAGCTGCAGATTCTGGTGAAGGACCAGATACAAATTTTGGTTGTATAGCAAGGGATGGTACAATCTATATTTCTGATAGTGCTAATATTAGTATACCTAATATTGAAGGCTCAAAGGGTTCTAATGAGGATGTGATTGTATTTGCTTACCATACACCTTTGGAAGAGCCTGTACAGAACCCAGTACAGTTCAGAGCTTTCTGGAATGAATCTAATTCGTTCTATTCTCTGTACAAGAAATCAGTAGACCCATTATACCCAACACCCAAGGATTCTAGAAACCTGTCAAAAACAAATGTATTAGAAGATAATGAATTATCATATGAGTCTCTAGTGAATAGAGCTATGGCTTCAGTATCTCAAGGTTTGGTAGACAAATCCTCAATGGTATTAATTGGTATATATGGGCAAGGTACTAATTCAATGGATAACTCAGTAGAGAAATATTCTATTGTTCCTTATGCAGGAAAGTTTCCCCAACCAGTAGAATATAATACTGCTATCCATGGAATGCAACAAGCCAATATAGAAACTCTCTTACGACTATTGCAAGGATTCCCAAACTTTGATATCAAGGCTTACATTGATGAAAAGCTTGGTGGTATGGCAGGAGCTAATATACCAAGAGGACTAATTGCCATGTGGAATGGAGTTTCTGTACCAGAAGGTTGGGCTTTATGTAATGGTCAGATTGTAGAAGACTTACAGACACCAGACTTATCGGGTAAGTTTATTGTTGGCTGGTCATCGGGTAATGAGGATTACAATTTGATTGGTAATACGGGTGGCCAAGAAAAAGTAACTCTTTCAACTCAAGAGATTCCATCTCACGTTCACAATTTCGCAGATGCTTACTTTATCGAGGCTAATTCAGATTTGGTGGCAGCTAATGGTACTCAATGGATTGGTAATAACCTTTCTGGTAGTAATAAAACTGATAGAGATAATTCTTATGTATGCCTATGGGACCATGATACCAGGGCTGCAGGTGGAGGTCAACCTCACGAAAATAGGCCACCTTACTACGTACTGGCATACATTATAAAACTATAATATTATGTCTTAACTACTTATATTGTTGACAAAGAACTTTTAATTTATGGATTATAGGAGAGGGACGTTGGGAAACGCCCCTTTTCTTTTGTGTTTAGTAGTGAAGTTCTTCTTTAGCTTTCTCTTCCCAATATAAGATATCTTGTTTGAGTTCTCCTATGTATTTAACCGACTTCTTAGTTCTAGGCATATCAAAGAACTCAACCAGCATTATATTGGTGATTCTTTCTCCATCTTTAATTCGTTCTTTAATATAAGGAGGTGGAGTAAGTAATACTTCAAATACCATATAAGCATCTGGAGATAATTTCTCTTTCATATACTTATATAATAATTCAAGCATTTCTTCCTTAGCCTTAACCTCTTCATCGTCATCTTCTAACTCTTTATCATTATCAAATAAGTCTTCAAGTTTAAATAGGTTCTGATTGTATTCTGCAATCTCTCCATAGGCAAATCGAAGAAGCTTATTCTTAAATGTAGCAAGAGAAGAAAGGATTCTTGCTTTAAGATGTTCTTCACTACAAGTACCGTAGTACTTATTAAAAACAAATAACATTTTATCCCAGAAATAAGAAGATATTATATCTGGCGTAAGGTTAAACCTTTTGTAATCAATCTGTTTGGTAAGGTTCCGAATAACTGGCTTACAAACTTTGTATAACCGATTAAACATTGCTTCATCATAATCCTGCATGGGTTTTAATCTATGAAGCTCTGAACCATTGTTTCCATTACATTTCCTCATATTCTTTAAGTATTTCGTTATGCAAATATAATAAATATATTTTATATAATATAAGAATATCAAAAAATTTCACCGAGCGGCTGAGGATAAGAAGACTAGATATTGTGGACATGAGTTCAGAACTACACGAGGACTATCAAAATCTATTAGTATATAATATTGCAATATAATAATGTATGAAAAAGAATAAAATTAAATTTAGTTTTGCACCTGACTTTCAGTTAGAGATTCTCAGGTTCATTATTCAAGATAAGGAAGGAGGTTTAGTACTAAGCAGAATAAAACCAAGCTACTTAGTACTTATCGAACATTCCTTAATTTGTGAGGGTATACTTAAATACTTCAAGAAGCAAAGAAAGATACCCTCACAGAATGTCCTTAAACAAGTACTCAGAGAAATGCTAGAATCTAAAAACTATGTTGACCTGGTTACTAAGGATGATATCCCAAACATCGAGAAGGTTATCAAAAATCTTTATTCAATTCAATTATCTGATTCAGAATATATTAAAGAGAAAATCTATCAGTTCTCTACTTATGTTGAAATGAAGAACTTAAATGATTCATTCGACTTAGATAACTTTGAACAGTACGAAGAATATTCTAGAAAGGTAGAGAAGGTTTTACAAAGAAGTAGACCTAAACAGGAGGATGAACCTTTATTCATGATTCGAGATGTTACTGAACGTCAATTTAAAAGGCAGGCAGAACCCTCAGTAGTACCATGCCCATTTAGGCAACTAAACGATTTAACCAATGCGGGAGGATTCCCAGGTGCATCAATCAATGTAATCTTGGATAAACCTAAAGCAAAGAAAACATTCTTCATGGTTAACCTTGCAAGAGGTTACCTTAGAATGAAGAAGTCAGTTTATTATGTGGATACAGAAAATGGTCAAGAACAAATCATGGACCGTTTCATTCAATCCAGTATCAATAAAACTAAGAAGGAATTATATACTGGAGATTATGATAAACTCGAGGCTAAGCATTTAAGAAAACTTGCAAGGTTTGGAGTTGAATTAATCGTTGAAAGAGTACCTGCATTAATTACTGACTGCAATTATATAAGGGAGAAGATACTTACTCTTAGGAGTCAGGGAATTGATATTAAGGTACTAATGGTTGACTATGCAGGGAAGCTTGCTTCTATTGCAAAGGATAAAGAGGATTTTGATAGAATCTCAAATGTATATATTGACTTACAGAATCTTGCTGAGGATTTGCATTTAGATGTTGTATGGACTGCTCATCATATTACTCGTGAAGGTAAGAAACACCAAGCAACTAAATATGATGAGAACGATATATCTGGTTCTATTGCCATTGTACGTAATGCTCAATTCATTATGGGTCTTAACAGTACAGAGCAAGAAGAGAAAGATAATATCCTTCGTTCAGAGATTGTAGTACAAAGGGATGGTCTTCCTTCTGGTAGAGCTCTATTCAAGTGTGATGTAGAAAGGCAAAGATGTACAGAGTTTACTAAAGAACAAAGAAAGAATTATGATGAAGTGTATTCTGGAGTATTAGATTCTATGATGAAGAGTTCTAAAGATAATC